GTTCACGTATTCGCCCACGCCATTAAAAAACTCGTCGGCGTTTCCTGAGAGCTTTGGCGCCAGGCCGTCGAGCTCTGTGGTTACCACGCCGATGCCGCCGCCGTCTCTGGCCACGTACGAGACGCTGTAGGCGTAGACCGGATCGCCCTGGTTGAATCCTATGAGCACGCGGGTCCAGAGGTATTGGCCATTCGGCACCTCTGGGATGCTCTCAGACCACTCACCAGATGGCACCGATGTGCCAGAGGTCGAGCCCTGGTAGGCGATGGTCGTGGAGGTTATGGTCTTGAAGTTCTTTTGACGCTCAGCCTCAGCCTCAGCACGTTGCTGCTCTGCGGTCTGGCGTGCGCTCTCTTGGCTCTCCCTTGTTTTCTCAGCGTTAGCCCTTGCGGTTTCCGCTGTCTCTCTTTTGGTCTCAGCTGTTTGGCGTGCTGATTCCTGGCTCTGGCGTGTCTGCTCGTTTGCCTGGCGCGTCTTTTCCGCTGCCTCGCGGGCTTCCTCGCCGTCTTCGGCGCGCTGTGCCGCAGCGTTTGCCGTATCTGCCGCACTTGAGGCTGCAACTGCCGCGCTCTGAGCTGTAGAGGCGGCCTGATTGGCTGCGCCTGTAGCCGTCTGGCTTTCTTGTATGGCTTGGCTGAAAGCCGTGGAGCGGGATTGCTCAGCGGCGACCCTCTCTTGTTCGGCTTTGACGCGTGCGGCCTCAGCTGTCTCTCGGCTGCTTTCGGCTGTTTCCCGCTTGCTCTCTGCCGTAGCTCTGGCCGTCTCTGCGGTCTTCCTGGCGTTCTCATTGGCCACGCGCGTGCTCTCAGCCGATGCCCTGCTGCTCTCAGCTGTGACGCGCTTGTTTTCGGCTTCAACACGGGCATCCTCTGCTTTCCTGACTTCCTCGCCCAGCTCGTTGAGGTCTCTGACCGCCTCTTGGAATTGCGTGAAGTCATCGGAGCCGATTTGGGCGTCCTGGTTGATTGGAGAGGGTTGCACGTATATCTCGAAGTTAAGGGAGCCCGAGATTGGCGTGGTGCCTCCCAGGTAGATGGAGATGCGCGCCAGCACCGTGCCAGGCTCTTGCATCGCTGTGGGATAGTAGAGCTTGAAGTGGCCGGTGGTTGCGCTCACGGCCGTGAACTTGTTGTATCCCTGGTGGCCTGTGCGTCGGTTCACCCACTCAAGGTTGACGGTCATGCCTGACATGCTCGCGGCTTGGCCGTCTTGGGTGATGTAGAGGTCGATGCCTCTGCCGTCGGCGTCACTTTCGTGCGCTATGAGATTGGGCACATAGCCGTCGGCCAGGTCTAGCGTGACGGTGGTGAGTGCCCAGGCATCAACTGACAGTGTTGCCATATACGGCCTCCTTCATGTCATTGAGGGTTGCTATGGTTTTGGTTCGTGCCTCGCCCATGATGAGAGGCATGAGCGGCTCGATGGCCGTCTCAAGGTATTGAGCTATAGCCTTGATTTGCTCTTGGGTGGTTGGTTCGGTACCAGTTGCGCCCGGTACGTCTACGTCTCTGTTTTCCTCGTCCATGTGCCCTCCTAGTCCCAGCTGAGGCTTTCCGAAAAGCTGCCGTTATACCAGCCGAAGCCTTTGGACCCGCACCGGCATTGAACGCCTGAGGAGTTGATGCGGATGTAATATGTGTCGCTGAATTTGACCGTTATGGAATCGCTGCTCATGAATATGCCCCTACTGTCGCTGCGCTGTAGGTATACGTTGCCGTTCCTGCCCAGATAAAGCTGCTCACTTGGCTGCTGCATGTATGTGTTGTTATACGTCGGCGGCCACAGCCAGATCCGGTTGTAGTAGGTGGAGGCGTCGAGGAAGGGCTTATTGAAGCACGCAAGCCCGATGCCGTTGGTGGTGCCCGATGCTGAATCGACGGCATGCAAGGCCTCGATGTCTAAATAATTGCCGCTGGTGTTCACAAAGCTGGCGCCTGGGTTTCCTCCCTCTGTGGTGCCCGTGGTTGCGTAGTGCGTGTTCGATGTGCCGACGCGCTGAGCTCTCAGGTAGGCATCGGTGCCGTTCATGGTCACGCCAGCCAGGAAAGTCTTGCCGCTTACGCTGCTATAGGTGACGTTTCCGTTGGTGTATTCGTAGCGGTAGCGCGTGCCTGAGTAGATGCCGAACGGCGTGGATTGCGTCATATCTATGACGAGCACGCTTTCCCTGTAGGTGGTGTATGAGCTGTTTGTGCTGTACTGGCTCGATGAAATGGTGTAGATGGTTTCAAACTCGCCCGTGTCGAGATTCCAGTGGCTTCCTCCCTTAGATGTGATGGTGCCCATTTGCATATAGGTGCCATTGATATAGACGCGGCCGTCTAGCAGATAGATGCCCTGGGTCTGGCCGTTATTGGTGAGCTTGTTGAAGATGCTCTCTTGCGTCTGGGCGCTCACGGCGGCATCGCCCTGGGCGCGTGCAAAGTCGGTGAGCGTTTGGTTGTTTGTAGAGGTGCCGACCTTTGTCTTTGATGCAAGCCGGAAGTCGCCGCTATCTATGTCGATGTAGAAGGTGTCCTTCGTGTCATGGATGCGCCCTTGCTTGAACTCAAGGTCGCCCGTGCTGAGATTCCAGGTATTGGAGCCGCCCTTGAGCGTGCCCACGTTTATCTCATCGGCTGTGAAGCCTGAGCCCGTGCCGAACGTGCGCCACACGAACTCGCCAGAGGAGTTGACGGCTGAGGCGATACGGAAACCCATGCCAGTGAGCTGAAACGCCGTCGCTGGCGTTCTGGTGGGCTTTCCGTTCTCGTCCAGCGGGACGCTCGAGTAGATGGTGCCAAGCTCAAAGCTCTCGAACTTGTAGGACCCGCCAGCATTGAACTCATCGTTTAGGCGGTCGATGATGGCCTCGAGGTAGGCAGAGGGCAAGGATGCCGCTGAATCCCATGAGGCGGCATGGTCATAGAGGGCGCGGGTTTTCTGTGCCTCTTTTATCATTCGGTCGCTGAGCACCTCTTGTACGTTGCTGAGCGTGATGGTGGTGTTCTCTGGCCTTATGTAGTCAACGGTCGCGGCCAGCACGCGCCCTGTGAGGTGTAGCGGCGGGTTGAACACCTCGTCCACTATGGTGACGGTATCGCCCTCCTCAACGCCCACGGCGTCAAAGCCCGCCTCCTTGAGGTCGATGACGCTGGCCTCGTAGCTCATCTGCGGGTCGAGCTGATTGTTGAAGTATTCGCGGGTAAGCTGCAAGAGCTCAGTCTGGTCCTCACAGTCATCGAACTCCACCTTGCCGGTGGTGTGCGCGTATCCTCCCTTGCCGTCTGGCCGCCCCCAGCGTTTGAGCACGCTCTGGTCTTTGGTCTCGATGTAGTCCAGGCCGCCGTTCACGTCACCGAAGGTGATTTTGCGCGAAAAGCCGCCCGTCTCCTCGCCGTTGTCATCGGTTATGGCCAAGCCCTTGCCGTAGCCGTAGAGGCGGGTGTATACCTTGCCAGCCTCGCGGGTTCGCTTGATTGACTTGAGGCCGCGCCTATAGGTGAAACGCTTGCCCTTATCTGAGCCGAGGCGCGTGTGCAGGTTTATCTGGCGCCGCGTGACCTTGGAGCCTGAGACCGTGATGGTAGCAGAGAGCTCGCAGCCGAACACGTCACAGATGTCATAGATAGCAGCCAGGGCGTTGGTGTGGTACCAGCTCATGCGGTTGGAGCCCACCACGTCAACGGTGCCCACCTCCCAGCGTGAGTTCTCAAGAGCCACGCCCAGCACATAGCTGGCGTTTCCTGTCGGCTCTTTCTCTACGATGTAGTCGCCCGAGAGCTCCTCAATGGAATCGGTGAGGGATGCGCTGTATATGACGCGGCCGTCGCTGTCATCGTCGGTGCTCTCCATCACTATGAACTCGCGCCACTTGCCCAAGCCGTCCTGGAATAGGACGCGGTCTTCCTTTTCGAGCATGGTGAGGCTTTGGAGCTCAAGGCTGTGGGTGCTGTTTAGCTCCCAGGAATAGAGCACCTCAAGCGGGCAGAATATGGTGCCTAGCTGGTTGTCTAGGTTGTCGAAGTGGTAGAGCGGGTTCATCTATACCCACCTCTCAATCCAGTCAACGGTGCCCGTTGCGTTGGTGAGCCGCACCTGGTTGGTGCCTGGCTGTAGAGGGAAATAGATGGAGCCAAGGACCACGGCCGAGAGGTTGGTGTTCACACGCGTGGTGCCCTCTCCATCCATGTCGATGGTCACGGTGGCGCCCGATGAGGTGGTGGCGCTCACTTGCACATATTCGCCCGTGTCTACGTTCTCGACCTTCACATTGTTGCCCGTGGCCTTGAGGGTGAAGACGGGGTAGGTCTCATAGGTGCCCTCAATCTCCACGGTGTTGAGCCCAGAGGTTAGCGTCTTGTATCTGCTCTCGCCGTAGGCAACGGGGTCGAAAGCCTTGAAGGTTATGGTGCAGCTGCCAGTATTCCAGAGGTTGTCGAGTTCTGAGGCATCCTCCACGCTTGCCATGTAGTAGATTTCCGGGTCATCGGGCAGGACGAGCTTTTTGGGCTCTTTGGAATAAAAGACGCCGCGCAGCATACGGCGCAGCTTTGCCAGACCCCTGGGGTCTTTGGTGCGCGTGCGCAGCTCAATCTTCACGGGGATGCTCAGAGGGTCAAGGTTAGTCCTCAGGTGCATTTCGCGGTCGATGAGCTGAGCGGTCTGGTGCGTCATGTTCGGCGCCAGCGTGCGGGTGGGGTTCGCCCGAACGTACTGGTTCAGGTTCACCCCGTTATAGATGAATTGCTCGAATTTGGTGTTCCTCATGCTATTCCTAACATCCGCTGTTTGTTGGCGATGCGCTTTTCGAGCTCGCGCTCAAGCGTGTCGACCAGCTCTTTGATGGATTGCCCTGAGCTGTTCTCAAAGCGTTCGATGTTGATGCTCACGTTTATGGCGTTGTTTATCTTTTCGGCCACAGCGTCGGCGATAGGCTCCAGACCTTTTTTGGTGTAGGGCACTACCGCCTCGGGTCCTGCCTCGCCTACGCCGATGATGCTGGCGCCGTTGAAGATGCCGCCCGTGGCGTACCAGTTCACTGAGAACGATGGCACCTGCGGCGGGTTGGAGTTCGGGTCTAGGTGGCCGCTTACGCTGAAATGAGGGAGCGGCACGTGGGGCGTTGAAAAGTTCGCATTATTCCAGTTTGAGGTCATGTCTTGGATGCCCCACCACCAGATGTTGGTGATTTTGTCGACCGCGTCGTTCATGCTTTGCACGGCGCCGCTCATGCAGCTTTGGATGGTGCTGCTCATTTCGGTGAGCCCGCTGTTTGCAGAGGATGCCATCTGGTTGAATGACGATCCGGCGTTGCTCTCCATGGAGTTCATGGCCGAGGATATTTCGGATTGCATGGAGCCCGATGCGCTTGCAACGCTGCTGTCCATGGAGCCCATGCCTGAGCTGGTGCTCGATTGCATCTGGCTCATGTAAGAGCTCACGTCGCTGCTCATGCCGCTGTAAGAGCTCGAGACGTCGGATTCCATGGCTCCCATGGTGCTGCTCGTGGTCGATTCCATGGAGCTCATGGTTGAGCTGGTATCCGATTGCATGCTGGCCAGGTTCGCGTTGGTGCTGGCCGCTATGTCTGCCCAAGAGCTTGAGGCATCCGATTCCATGGAGGTGAGTGCTGAGTTGGTGGTCGCGCTTATCTCAGCCCAGGACGTGGTTGTGGTGGCGTCCATGGAGCTCATTGCCTGCTCGGTGGAGCTCTGCATGCTTGCCATATCCTCAGAGACTTCCTGGGAGCCCTCATCAGAGGAGCCCGTTATAAAGTCCCAGGCCGCGCCTGCAGCGTCTGCAAGGCCGCCAAAGAAACCGCCCACGGCCTCGATGGGTCCTTGCAACCACTCGAACTGCTCTCCCAGCCATTGGATGCCCTCACCGATTGCCGTGACTATAGGCTCGATGAAGCCCCAGATGGCGTCCCATACGCCCTGCCAGAAGTTGCGGAACTCCTCGCTGGTATTCCATAGGGTCATAAACGCCACCACTAGGCCAGCGATGAGGGAGGCGATGAGCACGAACGGGTTGGCCATCATTGTTGCGGTGAGAGCTGAGAACGCCGTGCGCAGCATGTTGAGGGTGTTGGTCACGGCCGTGATGATGGTGCTCATGTTTATGGCCACGGTGAAGACGCCCACGGCTGTGGCCACGCCCAGGATGATAGGGCCTAGCACGTTGAAGTTCTCCACCAGCCACGTGAGGCCAGGGATGACCGTTTCGGTTATGAACTGGGTGACCGCCCGCAGAGGCTCTTGCAGGTAGTCGTATATTTTCAGGCCAAGCTCCTCAGTGGCAGAGTTGAGGTTTGCCATGTCGCCGGCAAGGTTGTCGGTCATTATGGCAGCGGTTTCCTCAGCCGCGCCGCCGCAGTTGTAGAGCTCGTCCCTAAAGCCCACCATTTCGTCGCTGCCAGCGTTGAGCATGAGGTTGAGGCCTTTGATGCTGTCGGCCGTGAACGTGCTCTGGAGTGCTGCCGCTTTCTCTGCGTCACCCATGCCGTCGGTGGCTGCCTCTACGTCTGCCAGGATGTCGGTGAAGTCTCTGTAGTTGCCCTCGGCGTCCATGACTGCCACGGTTTGGTCGCCGATGGCTATGGCGCCGTCTTGCATCTTTGCGGTCATATCGCGCAGCACGGCATTGAGCGCGGTGCCAGCCTCAGAGCCTTTTAGACCCTGGTTTGCCATCATGGAAATGGCTGCGGTGGTGGTCTCTACGTCAAGGCCTGCCGCGTTTGCGTTCGCGGCGCAGTTCTTGAACGATTCGCCAAGGCCTGCGGTGGTGGTGTTCGCGTTTGCCTGGGCATAGGCCAGCACGTCAACCATGCGCCCCGTGTCTGCTGCCGTCATGTTGAAAGCAGAGAGGTAGTCGGTCACGAGGTCGGATGCTGCGGCCAAGTCCATCTCGCCAGCTTGTGCAAGCGTGAGCACTGAGCCAACGCCCTCGAGCATGTCTTCGGTATCCCAGCCAGCGAGTGCCATGTAGCCAAGCGCGTCGGCCGCCTCAGAGGCCGAGAATGTGGTGGTGGAGCCCAGCTCCCTGGCTTTGCTCTCAAGCCGTGCAAGGTCATCGCCCGTGGCGCCAGATAGCGCCGACACCTTGCTCATTGAGGTCTCGAAGCCGGATCCGATTTCAACCACAGAGGACGCAAAGTCTTTTATTGCGTTGAGGGCTATATTGATGCCCTGGGTGGCCAGGTTTGCGATGATGCCTTTGGCAACGGTGAAGCCGTCACCCGTTTTCTTGGCCGCGTCCTGGCCAGCGGTGCCCATTTCGTTGAGTGAGCTCTTTACCTTGCTGACGCCAGTGACTACGCCCTTGTCATCGAGGTCTACCTTGATGGTGACAGTGTTAGCCATTAGCTACCGCCCCCTGAGCAGCGCGCTTAGCGGCCGCAAACATGTCGGCGGCAACGCTGTCGGCTTTCTGTATTCGGTTTTCTGGTTTTTGGTCTAGTGAGAAATAGCGGCGCTTGTCTTCAAAGCTCTCGCAGTATTCGCGGTTGTGCTTGTTTCGCTTTGGAGATTTGGCCGTCCGATAGTAGACCGCCTCTTTGAATGGCGTGTCGGAATCGCTCTCGAGCATCGCGCCAAGCAGCGCGCAGGTCTCTGAATAGGAATAGTTCTCGGCAACGGTGCGCCACTCTATCCCATAGCATTGGAGGAAGGACGCGCTTATACGGGCGGCGTCTTGCTGCCAGTCAAAGATGGGGTCTTCATAGGTCTTTTGGTGTGTTTGGTCTGGTGTGATGTCGA